TACTGTCTCAAACCTTGCCCACTCTCCAGTTCCGTGAACATCAGACTCTGCAAACTCTATCATTATTCTAACTTCATCTGGTTGAACATCTGACTCGCCATCTTTATTTACCACAGAGAATGCAAGTCTGAGATCATCTGTTGGTGCATTCTTGTTAAAGTCAAGTGCTGCACCAGTAAGGTGTATATGCTTTGAGGCAGGTGGAACAACTAAATGGTCACCAGATACAGAAAGATTTGTCATGTCTCCTCTTACAACCATAATGTTATTTAAAAATCTGCATCTTTCATACCTGTTCACACGTTCCTGATTTGTAAAAATCTTGTTGTCTGCATTTGTTTGAAACACTTGATCCGTAATATTGATAACATTGTCATCTGAATCTAACGGTGTGTAGTATACAGGAATTGCTGTTGCTGTTGCTGTTCCATGGTATTCCCAGTTTTCATTTGAAGTAAATGAATAAATGTTCTTGCTATCATATGCTCCTGCTGTTGGATTTGATCCAGCAGACCAAACGCCAACCTCTGTAATCTCATATCTTTCTGCTGTGGGAAGTTCTGCAGTAAAGACTATCTTTGACTGTCCGCCCTCTGTAACATAGCCACGAGATGTAATTGGCACACGAAACATTTCAAAATCTAATGTTTGTTTGCCTGAGTAGTCTCCAAGAGTTGCGTCTGTATTTAGTGGCTTTGCTCCACAGCCTATGGCAATATATGAAGCATATGCAGGTGCTTGACCTACAAGATACTTTGCCAGAATATTCTTACCTGTATTAGTTATCATTTTTTATACCGCCCCATATATTGTACCATTAAGTATCTCACCGTTGTTTACTATTTGAACCTCTATTTGCTCGTCTGAATCAAGGTTGGTTACATTGATTACCAAATCACCTGTTGTTTGATCTATATAAACTATCTGTCCAGCAGGACCTGAGCCTACTGACGGGATCTTATTCTCAAGCCTGATTGGAAAGTTTTTAAAATAAGTATCTGCTGTGTTCTCAAGTTTAATTATATTGTTAGGGTTGTATTCTAAGTAAAGGCTTTGCAGGTTTTTAATTGGGCTATACAAAACATCTTGTCCATTAATGATGTCATTTCTTGATATGTTAATTAATTCTTGGCCTCCTATATTTTCAAATATAAGATCTGCCATAATATCAATTTCAAGTGGCGGGTTGCTAAGAGCAATCAAGGAAGGCGTTGCAACCTTAACCGCTGGATTAACTGCTGGCTTTGCTTGTGATGCTGGTTGATTTGCTACTGAATCAGTTGCCATTAAACTACCTCACTTAAAAATAATGTCATTTCTGGACCATCTTGTTCTTTAGAATATTCTATATTATATACAACAAACCTTGAGTCCTTAGATCCGACCTTATCTATTTGATTTTCAACGTAGTCAATAGATACAATATCTCCAAGTTGAATCATTGGGTTTGCAAAAACCTTAACACCTATAGACTTTCTTGGCTTCATTATTTTTTTAATTACCCAAGCCAAAAGGTTTTCTGCGTCATCGTGTGACTGAATATATGGAGCCTCTAATGAAAAATCCTTTTTGCCATAAGTCATGCGACTTAACTTTATGTCCTCATAATCTTTTGCAATTTTGTTAGGATATGATACTAATGAATTGCCAACAAACTGTGGGTCTGCTAAATTACTATTCTTTGAAAAGTATTCATCAACAGTAAGATCGTTGTTTGATTGCTGAGTAAATGTAATGCCCTGAATTCTTAGATAGTTTCCGCTTGTCTCATCAAGGCTGAGTGCTGTGTCTGTAGAATTAAATATTAAAAATTCTGCTCCATATGCCCCTGCTCTAAATCCTGAAACAGCATAACCCTTTAATCTATTAAATGTTGGAGATAACTTTGCATACAAAGCAGGGTATGCCTTGTCATATTTAAAATTAAATGATGCTGCTTCTCTCATTATTGTTCCAAACTCTTCAAAGTACATACTAAACTTTGGAGGCTCAGCAGAACTGATACCAGTAAGGTATGTTGACTGAACTGCACCTGACATAGCGTATTTCATAAATGAATCGTTTGCATTTATTTCAGAGTCTCCAAATGCTGAACTAATCGGTGCATCAATTTGAAACGCTGTGTTTTGTGAATAATTATTTGCCAATGCATAGATATTTTCAAACATAACTCTTGAAGATCCACGAACAAACAATGACATGTTGTTGTATATTGGAAGCGGGTCAGTGTCATCTATTGTAGCAATTAGGTTATTGTTTAGATATAGGAAGAACCTTCTGCGTGAGCCTATGTCTTGATACTCAACTGCTAAGTCATATACTGTTGGGTTTTCTTCTGCAGCCATTCTGTACTGTCCCGTGAATTTTCCATCGTCTACAATTATGTTTGTAAGTCCTTCATACAGTTTTACTGGCACTGCAGATGTGGTTGCTGTTCCAGTAGTAGCAGCCTTTAGTTTATAGAATATAACATTATGAACATTGTCTTGCTCAGAGTTATTAAGGTTGTTTGCTCCAAGCGCAATGATTTCAAAATAGTATCCGTTGTTTGTTTCTGGGTTTATCATCACACCAAGACCACCTGACCCACCAACAATACTTATGTTCTTGTCTGGAGTAGTTCCTGGAACAGTGTAATAAGTAGATCCACCTACTGGTGTCTGACCACGATTAATATCATTTTCAATTTTACCAACAATTCTCATTCTAGTTCCAAAGTGCTTATACTTATTTGTTAATGGCTTGTACACATATGATATAAAATCAATTGGTGACTCTGTTGTTGTAAACCCTGGACCATTCATAATCAAAGCAGAAGACTGGACTGTTCCAGTTTGTGTTGAAAGCATTGCATTGATACTTGTCTCTGCAATATACTTTGATGAAAGGAAGTTTTTAATAATACCATTTCTTGTTGTTTTCTGTGCAAGAGTGTTGTTTAGGCCTGCTGCAAAAACTCTTGTGTCTGGCAATGTTTGATCTGACTTAAATAAATACTTTGACTCCATTGTGCATCCACGAACATTTGCGTTATCCGACCAGTATGGATTTAGACCAGCAGTATGTAGCGTTACTGGAGTTCCAAACTGTCCTCTTCCGTGCTTTGCAACAGGACCATTTTTTAACTTTACAATTCCAGAAACTTCTTCATAGTTTGGCTCAGAGTATATTCTTACTAAACCCGTTGGATAAATCTTTCCGTTAAAAGGAAGGGATGAAAAGTACTTCTCATATTCCTGAACATTATTAATCCAAACATCTCCAGTACCAGAAATATTATATTGAACAGCATCATACTTTATAATCTCTCCATTAGAATAAAAGTATCCATTGTACCTTGTTATCCAGTAAACGCCTTCTCCTAAATCCATAACATTATTAACAACTACGTTATTAGAAACATTTGGAACTGTGGCAGAAAGATTAGAATTTAATGGTATTGCGCTTAGCATGTATGTAGACTGGTTTCCAATCTCTCCATTAGTAGACTTGGTATTTTCTGTACCTGCAACTTCCCACAATAGCACTGGCTTATATATCCAGGTCTTTTCAGCATCTACAAGGCTTGCCTGCTTTATGCTTCCAATAGATCTTTGAATGTGTCTTGTTGTATAAACAATCTTTCCATCATTGTAAACATCGTTGTCCTCAGATGTTACCTCTAAGATATTTGCAAGTTTTGTTTTTGTTCTTTCGTTTTTAACTACCCCAGAATCTTGTGAGTCGGAAGATCCGTACAGAACTATGTCTGTTGCTCTTTGCGCTAATGATGGCATTATATAGTTTTTACTCATCATTACAAAATTATTGTACTCGTCAAAGAACATGGCTGTCTGTGTTGAAATTGCTATATCTTCTAATATCTCAGCAACGGTCTTTTCTGGTGGTATAAAGAAATATGGAATTATGGTTTCTGATTCTCCGTCTACCCTTTTAAATACATAGTTTGAAAATCCTATAGAGTCTAAAAGAAGTGAAACGGCTGCGCTAACAGATGTATTTGTTGAAAGAATTTCTGGGGCAGTTTGAGATTCAAAGTAGAAGTATAAATCTCTTAGGTCAATGGATACCTGCTTTGAGTCATTTGATGTTTTTGGAAATCCATCGGAGTACATAGTTTTGATTGGAACGTAGTAGTCCACGCCTGCAACATCCACAATTATCTCGTAAAGTTTTACCTGTATATTTTTTGATACATACTTTCCAATAATACTGTTTGTGTTGTTTGCATTAAAGGCATCGTCAAAATCAAAGAGTTCAAGTTTACCAGTAGATGCAAGTAGTTGTCCAACAGGAAGTCCACTTGCACCAAGGTCTGATGCGCTTTTGTTAACTGAAAAATTCAACACTCTGTCTGAGATATCTGCTGATAGTCTAGAAGACATTTCAATTAAATCAAATGTTGAGTCAAACTTATTCATGCTTTCAACCACAATTCTAATTCCAGAAATATATTCAAACTCTTTATATTTTTTAGCAGTACCAGAGTTGTAGTATTTTGGGGATGTTAAATCAGTTACAAAGTTTGTTAGACTGTCTACAGAACTTTCTTCAAGTTTCCAACCATATGTTGGAGTAAAGGTTTTCCATTCAGAATCGTACCAGATATAATACGTACCAAGTTCGCCATCATTTTGTATTACTAAAAATGAATGTCCTTCTTCTGCAGTATCTGGTCTAAGAGTTACAGAAGGTAGTTCTCCTTTAAAAATAAATATATCTGAATATAACTTAGGAACTATTAGGCCATAAGAAAGTTCAACATATCCGTCAGACTTGATGATGTCTGTTCCATCTTTTCTTTTATCTTTGTCTGTAAACGATACAGCATCTACCCAATTGTTATTCTTTAAAACCTGAATCTTCCATCTATCTGGAGTTGTTTTATTTGTATCGCCAAAGTATGGATCTAAAAATGTATCTGCTGAATTTGAAAATGTTCCATAATCAAGTTCTCCAACATTGGTTTGCATCTTTACAATAACTCTATTTGCTGGAACTTGCTGCTTGTATACAACGAATGGAGCAGTATCTTCTATTCTGTGTCTTCCGTTTATAGTTTTATTTGCAACACCATACTCAATTTTATTTTCAGTTCTAAAAGATGTCCAGTATTTAAATGGGTCGTTCTTGTCTGGCATATAGTATCTTGGTCTTTTTGCCATATTAATATTTGGGTTGTGCAAGTATCTGCCGTTTAAATATGTTGCTTTATTAATTCCAGACCTTGGTCTTTGAGGTTTTAAACAATCTTCTAAAGAGTAAAGCATCTTTAACTTTTCTTTATAAGCAGTAAGAGTCGTTGGCTGTCCATTATCATCAAAGCCACCATCAATTTTTACATCTGCATCTGTTGCTCCTGTGTAATAGTTTCCAGCATCTGCTTGATCAAAGGTGTTTGGAATTCCTCTATATGGGGAGTCTTGACTGGTTGGTCTATATCTATAGTTTCCAACAGTAGAGATGTTTGATGGGATGTTCATGTTCCACTCAACTACAACTGCAGACTGTGTCTTTACAGAAGAACTTGTTTCTAAATGATTTTGTAATTCTTTACCCTGAAACATTACGCCTCTTCCAGCGTTAAAGCGACATTCCAAAAGTCAAAGTTAAGACCACTTCTTTTTACAACAGCATACTTAAAGTCTGAGAAAAAAACTTCCACAATCTCATTATATTTATTTATATTATTAAATCTATTGTCTGCTTCAGTTAAATCTGTATCTTCAAAGTTTGTGTACTTATCATAAGCCAAGTAAACCCAAAAAGATCCTTTATGGTTTTCATACCAATCAAGAAGTTCTACTCCACCTGCTCCGCCATCTGTAGTAAATTCTAATGGCTTTGGTCTTGATGGTGACGATTCCATGTCTGCATTTCCACTGGTATTAAAGTCTGCCTTGGTGTCATATGCTCTTGATGGCAGCATATCCCAAGAAACAGATATGTTTAATTTATCTGCAATGTGGTATGACCTCATACGACCATTGATCATTCTTTCACGCTTTTCAATTCTAAGGGGAGAAAAGTCTATCTCTGATCTATTATCATCAGAGAGTATTAGAAAGTCTCCAGTATTGGCTGCAGAGCCTGTGTATGCCCCTACCTCGTACCCGTCTGGGACGTAAAAACCATTAACCTTTGTTCCAGGGTTGTCTGCAAATAGCATTGCCTGTGGTCTTGAATATTTTTTTCTTCCAGACATATATGTATTAGTTGCCATTATAATCTATTCCCCCTGAGTTTTTGTGAATCAATACCCTTTATTTGTGTCATTACAACTCTTGCAATTTCATCTGGGTTTGCATCTGATTTTACATTAACACTAATACTATAATTATACACTGAGTCACCTACTGATGAGCCATTATTTATTGCCCTCATAGTATCTGCCCCGTGAGATTGAACGGCATACTTGCTCATTACAAATTCTCCTGGTGTTAGCATAGCAGGAACTATATCAGTTCCAGAAGCGTATCCACCTTGAGCAAAGTAACTTGGAACTAGTCCGCCCTTAGAGAACATCATGCTATCTACAACTCCACCGCCACCACCTCTACCGCTTTGAATTGGAGCATTATTACCAACAAGTTTTTCTACAACAGAACTTAATGAAGATGTGCTATTGTCTGCCTTAGCCTCTGCTGACTTGTATAAAGAAAGACCAGTAATACCAGTAACACTAGCAACAAGTGCTGATGCCTTAGCAATCAAAGATTTACTAGTTCCAATTTTTTGAGTTTCATTTAGACTTGGTGTAGCCAATTCAGGCGCATCAGGGAAGGCTGAATATCCAAGACTTCCTTTTTCTGGTCCACCCACCTTCTTTAAATTCATTCCAGGAATATTTCCTACACCCCAATTTGTAAATGCATCTCCATGTCTATATCCAAGATATCCAGCCTTCATAAGTTCTTGAACGATTGGAGAGGTTACGTCAGCATTTACATCGTGCAAACGTCTTCCTGGTTCTCCAGTTTTTGCAAAAAAGTCGTCTTCAAACTTTCTAAGTTCATCAAACTTTATAAAACCTTTACTTGATAAAACTTTAAGCATTGCTTTTGGTGTTAGGTCTGCACGATACTGATACGGACCAAATTGTGAAAATATTTTTTCAGAAGTTACTGGGCTTGTTGCGCTATACAGTCCTGGACCATATGCATTAATTGGTGTTTTTGATCCATCAGTTTTTGATATTATGAATCTTTCTAAAGGAGATGGAAACTCTGTTATTGGTACGCCAGACCTATGAACACCTCTATACATTTGGATCAAGGCACCAAGTCCGCCTGGAATTGAGTCTATTATTGCTTGAGTTCTATAATGATCTACAGATCCTGGGTCTGACAACATGCTATTTCGTTTGGCAGCATTTTTTGCCGTAGCCATATTCTGTCCAAATGGGGTATCTGCAAATTTCTTTGACAGTGCATCCATTGTTGCAGTTTTAACTTTTTTAAATGTTGATGTGACTGGGCTTATAATATCTAATCCAATATTTTTAAACAAATTAGATATTGATGCAGTGTCATAGTGTTCTTGTCTAACAGCAAACTGCCTATTAGGAAGGACTTCATCTCCACCTCTTAGGCTAGTGGAAAGCATAGAGTTTTGAATATAATTACGATCTGGAGATGGTGTTTCCTTTATTCTTTTAGGATTAAAAGAATCTGATAAAGAAGCAATAGGGGATTTAATCTTATTTCCTAAAGATAGTCCAAGTTTAGCAAGCAAAGCAGGTTCGTATCCAAAGTCAGTTTTTTCTTTAATTCCAAATTTCCAAGCCTCTATTATTTGTTGTTTAAGAGGAGATTTAAAACTTGAATAGTTGGCTAAGGCGCTTGACAGTTTGCTTGACAGTTCTTTGCCGATTGGACCAAGACCATATAGTTTATCAATAACTTTTTGCATAGGAGAAATAGAAATATTAGCCCAGTCGATATCGGACGAGTCTGGCATTGGTCCCCAGTCATCGCCCCAGAGACTATCATTCTTGCTATATGAAGGTGAAGTTGGCTTAGGTGCTCCCCAACTAGTTAAACCAGAATAGTTTTCAGGAGTTACTACTCTTTCTTCTACTAAACTTGTACTTGATTTTGATGCTACTGTTTCGTTTGCCTTTTTTGATAGTTTGTTAAATATGTCAATACCATTTTTACCAAGAGATTCTGTTATGCTCTTAGGAACCATATTGCTTATTTTGTTAATTAGTGGCTTTACTGCTTTAATACCTGGAACTGGTGCAACTGCTAGAGCAGCATTTATATTATCTTTTAGGCTAGACTTTGTTGGTGCACCGACTGCTTTAGCAGCGAACATTTGAGGAATACCGCCATACTTTGCAATATCAAGAGCAGTCTTTGCTATTGATGGAAGCGCAAAGAAGTTAGCAGTTTTTTCCCATATCTTCTTATCAAATAACGATGTTGCTCTTTCATCTTGTGTCTTGGTGCTTCTAGAGCCCATTGATGACATTCCTAGACCATGTGGTGCACCTACGGTTCCACCAGTTGAGAATCTTTGAACGTTTATATCATTTAAGAATCCTTCGCCGTACTGATCAACTGCAGACTTTCTAACTACAAACTCTCCTGGAGTTAACATTGCAGGTACAGTATCTGTACCCTTTGGAATGAATCCACCATCTGCTTGATATAGCATTCCATATTTTCCACCAATACCGCCACCTGTTCCAATAGAACTTGGATCTGCTACAGGTAGCGTATTGTTATAAGCATCTTGTGCTGCTGCTAATCTTCTTTGCAGTGAATCAAACTGTGCCCACTGGCCCTTGTCATATGCATCTTCTAATGCTGCAGTGGCTGCATCAAGTTCTTCAACTACAGTTAAAAACTCTTCAAATGCTGCAAGTGATTCTGGTGTATCTTGAGGTGTCACATAGGCATCTGCACCAATTCCACCAATTGCGTTTCTTGCATTTTGAACGGCACCTGGAATTCCGTTTGCATACGCAGCCATCTTTGCAAGAATATCTGCCCATGTCATGTTTAGTTGTTCTGCTGCTGAAAGCAATCCTGCTAGGTCTGCTGATTGTGCAAGTGCTCTCTTTGTTGCTGCATCCATATCAAGCATTGCATTGATTCTATCCCACTCGTCCCTGGTTTTTCCAAGAACCTTGAGGCCTTCTATTTGCTTGTCAATACTATCTTGTAATAATCTATTTGTGTAGTTAAGAGCATCAATTCTTTCTTGAAGTGGTTCGATAGAATTTTCTTCAATATTCCAAATTTCATCTTCGAGATCTCTAATCTTGCGTAATGCTGCTTCACGCTTTTCTTCAAGTTCATAAATTTGATCTTGCTTAAACTGAATCTTATCTAATATCTCAAGTCTTCTTGGATCAGTTTCCATTTGATAAATCTTTTGTGAATTCTGGAACTGCTTTTCAGTTATCTGCTCCTGAGTTAATCCACTTTGTGGACCTACAAGACTACCAAGTGCATTTTGTCTTGCCTGCTCCAATGCATCTGATTGACCTGATGCAAACTGTGAAGCACTTGTTGCTCTCATGTCTTGTGCAGCCTGTGCTGCTGCTGAAATATCACCTTGGGTCAAGGCATCAGCAAGACCAAGTTGTTGCTTCTGCTGATCAAGGATGTTTTGATTTATTTCTTGAACCTTTGAAAGCGCTTCTGCTTGCTCGTCGTATCTCTTATTAACTTCATCTGCTGCATGATTTATAATTTCAAGATCATTTGAAAGCATTGTGTTTTCATCTTGAATCTTCTTTATTGCACGGTCACCAAAGAAAGGATTCATTTCTAGATCACGGTTTAGGTCATTAATCTCTTCATTTAAATCTTCTATTGGTCTTGTGTATGATTCTTCAATTGCTCTTTGACCATCTTCAATTTCATCATTGAGTTCTGCAATTCTTCTTTGGAATGGAGCAATCTGTCCTTCAAGATCTCTGATTTGTCTTTGATTGCCCTTGAGTTGCATTGCCTCTGGGCCTGTACGAATAAGTGCTTCTTGTGCTGCAAATAGTTCGTCTACAACATCTCTTCCCTTATCGCTTGCTTCTTTAAGATCTCCCTTGTTCAGAGCAATCTGAATATCAACAATCTTTCTTGCTTCAATGTTATTTAGAGTATCTGCAATTTCTTTAGCATCTAACTTTCCATCCTTTAGATCTTCTACTAAGAACTTTGCTAACTCTGGGTCTCCAAGAACTGCATCAATCTGATCTGTGCTATATCCAAGTTCCTTCATCTTAGAAACAAGTTCTGGCATCTGCTTGTACATAGCAAACTCTTCATTTGCCTTTATTGCCTTAGTTAAAACTGCTTGGCGCTCAAGGTCTGTGTTGGCTGTCTTTATATTATTAATATATGTTTGCCATGCTGGTGATGATGTATCTATTGCTCCCGCTGCAATTGCTGCTGCTTGGCCTGAGTCTGCAACAACCTCTAATGCTTTTGCTGCAGATAGGCCGCTACCAACAAGAATAGCATAGGCCTTAGTCTGGTTTTGTATATCGCTTATTATTGTTGCATTAGCAATGTCAAAGTTACCAAGGTCTTTTGCCTTAATTGCTTTGTCTGTTGCTTCTCCAAGTGGACCAAGACCAGATATTGAATCCTTTGATCTTGGCTTTCCTGTTTCAAAGGTAAACATAGCCTTTTCTTTTGGTAGCGCTGCTACCTTTGCAAAATCTTCTGCAGACATAGATGCAACAGCATCTCTTAGTTCTTGACCAACACCAAGTTTTAGAAGCCTATGTTGAATACCATCAAATAAAGTAAAAGCATTCTTCTGTGTTTTTTTATCTTTCAATAATTCTAGTAATGATTTTACTGGTGTGAGGGCGTTAAATGCATTGTCTCTTACATTCTTTAAAGCCATTGCCAATGGTGCTAAGAATGCTAGTGGATCATTTCCTTTGCCACCTCCAGTATCACCTGGAGTATTTCCTGAAGAGTTAACAAGAACTTCTCCATTTTCACCAATATAAGTTTTTGCGCTTTCTGCAACTCTGTCAACAAGTGTTTCATCTGCATTTTTTGCATTATACATAAGCGATGTTAAGTGGCCTGTAGCAGTTGTATCTCCGCCTGTAGCCTTTTCTGCATACTTACTATAAAATGCCAACCTGGATGCTTCATCAGCAAATACTGTTTCCATTATAGTTTTAAATTTAGATACTGCTTCTTTTTGTGCAAAGTCTGGAAGTTTATCAAAGTCTTTCCACTTGCTAAACAATACTTCAAGGTTCTTTTCAGACATGCCCTCCATGCCCTTGCCCTTGCCGTTAACAAAGTAGTCAAGGATGATAGCCTTATCTATTGTTTTTGGCATTCCCTCAATTATTTTTAAATCTTTAGAAAGGTCTACAAGACCATCGTAGCCAACAGTTTTAATGTAGGCTTCCATATTAATTTCGTGGCCGTCCAATGCTCTTAGAACTGCCATCGTCTCGCCTATTTCATTAAATGTTTTTTTATCACTGTTAATAATTTTTGTAGCAATCTCAACTGGATCTGCTTTGCCCTTTTCCTTTTTCATTGCTGAGAAGTATTCCAGTAGTTCTATGGTTGGTCCAGAACCCTGTCTTTGAATTCCAACCCTCAGTGTCTGACTAAGTTGTGGCAAGTTTCCTTTAAACATCTCCAAGAAGGTGTTCATTTGATCAGGGTTTACTATTTTATTTGCAAGAAGAAGAGACATGTCAACTTCAAAATCTTGAGCCAATGCTTTATTAGCAAACCCTCCCTTTGTTTTGTCTCCGTCAAACGGATTCATTGTGGTATCGCTTAGTTTAGAAAGTTTTGCAAGAGTTGTTCCTGCTGCTGACTCAAATCCTGTGCCTTTGAATGCATCCTTAACCTTAGATTTTAATGCATCAAAGTATGCGTCTTCTTTTAGATCTTTTGCTGACGGAAGAAGCACTCCTCCAGAAAACTCTCCTGCGGACTGAATGTTATCTTTAAATCTTTTCTTTTCTAGGTCCATTTGAACAACAACTGCGTTGTTTGCAACCACCATGTCGTCGGTTAACTTTCCTTCTAGTTCAGCAATCTTTTCTTTTATTTTTAAAAGTTTTTCTGCATTTGCAGTAGACTCTAACTCTTTTTCTAATAACTGAATTCGTTTTTTATACTCAAACTCTGTTGCATCTGCTTGAGCCTTTGCAATAGCAATATTATTTACAGAAAGTGCTGCAAGTTGTGCAGACTCCGTTCTTCCATTGCCAAAAGTTACTCCTGATGATTTTTTGTTTATATCGCCAAGAACTCTATCGGATCTCTTGCTTGTTTCTGAAACAATTTCCATTCTTACCTTAAGTGGATTGTTTGCAATATCTTCTCCATTTGGACCAATAATTTCTCTTAGGTCTCCAAGAATTTCAGCAGTGTACTTTCTACTACCAAGTTGTACTCCTATTTGATCAGCAATGTCCGCAGCCTGTCCTGCATCTAAAACTCCATCTGAAACATATGTTGATAATTGTAAAGCAAAATCTTTTGCTGCAACAGTTGAGCCGTTAGCAGACATTTCTTTTACAAAACCATCTACCATTTGCTTGCCAACTTCTGACCTTAAGAATGTATCTCCAAATCCAGTGCCAGCACGTTCGACATCGTTGTATGAACCAAATGATCCCTTCTTTCTCACTTCGTCCATTGCACGAGAAGCGCCAACCTTGTCTGTTATCTTTCCTATCTCGTCCATCTTATTAGTTGTTGCTGATATTGAATCTACATACTGGGCTTGCTTTTTAGCAGAATTTTCAAAATGCTTATTTAATAATAATAGTCCACCACCTATAGTAACTGCTGCTGTTGTTATCCAGCCTATTGGTCCCATACCCGCAAGCATTGGAGCCATACCAGCAACTGCTGAAGCACCCATCATGGCCATGCCTCCAGATGTATTGCCAGACATTAACATTGCAGATCCAGCCATGCCAAGTCCCATAGCCATTCCGCCTGATGCTACTCCAACTTTTTGTGCACGATAGTTTCTTTTTTCTTTAATCTTATTTTTTCGTGCTTGTGCATCTTGTTTTTGTGACTGCTTAAGATTATTTAGTTTTCTTCTTTCATCTTCATCTAATGCTTCTTGATAATACCTTGCCTGATTATAGTTAAGATTTGAAAGATGTTGCTGCTTTCTAAATCTGGCTCTTGCTTCATTAGTCTGTCTTCTGCGATCTGCGTCGTCTGATTTTTGATTTCTTGCTTGCTGAGTTACAGACTCTGACTTGCTCTTAGCAAGTTTTGCTTCATCTTTTGCAACCTTTCTTAATACTCTATCAATTTCGTCTTGGCTATATCCCTTTGCACGAAGATCTGCTGCCACTCTACCCTGACGAACTGTAGGGGTTGGCATTGGTCTATCTGGTTGAGAATCAAATCTTGGATCACCCTTAATCATTCCAGGCATAGAGAATCCAGGGATCGATGCAAAACCTCTACGGAAATTTGCAAACTGTCTTCTAGTTACAACTGTTTGGTCTGGCGTTAATGATGTTCCTCTGCTATCTTTGCGACTTCCGCTGCTTGGGACTGCTCCAGCCTTTGCTGCAGTAGTATTAGAATCTGTTAGTTTTTCTGTTCTTATTACTCTTTTAGTTTTTGGATCAATTGTCATCTTGGTCTCACTACCATCAGGGTTTACTAAGATTGGTAATGTTTTATCTGACCCACTCTTAAGATTGAACTCTGGTTGAGGAGAACTATAGTACTTTGTGCCAAATCTATCATCAAGAACAGCCAAGACTCCCTTAGCAGTTTTTGCTGGTCCTAGTTTTGGGAAACCCTTTGGCTTTCTTCCTGCTTTTTCTTCACTATCCTTGTACTGCTGCGCCAGAACATCAAGTTCTGCTGCTTTTTGAACTAACCTTGCTTCTCTTTCATTTGTTGGATGACCACCCTTTGACATAAACTCAGCAGCCTCAGTATAAATTCCAATCTGATTTTTTGGAATAAACGGGTGTCCATTTTTTGCACTCCAGTCTAAAATCTTCCCGTGTCTAACTGAAGCGTTCATAAACTTATTTAATATACCTAAATCAAACATGGCAGAGCCTGTTAACCATTTAGCAGGACCCTTACCAGGTTCTCCAGTTTTACTTATATGGGATAGTTCAGTTCTTAGTGCAGTATCAATCTCGTTTGGTTTGTATCCTAAAGAAACAAGTTTTTCTCTTACTGCCTTTAGTGGGTCATTTTTTCCTGCTATTTTGTTTTGCTCTGTAAAGGCTTTTTCTTCAGCATCTAAAACTTGATATAATTCAGAGTCTCTAGGAACATTTCCTCTCCAAGATCCACTTTCTTTTCCTACAGGACTAACTGCATTTCTTAATCTAGAAGCAGTATTAATTTTGTTATCGCTTACAAACTCTCCATCTTTTTGTCTTATACCCATCTGATAAAAAACTTTTTGCATTATTTCTGCATGTGTTCTTCCATAAACTCTTCCAGCATCTAAAGTTTTTTTATCGTGATAAAGTCCATCTTTATAAATAAGTTCATCGTCAACAAACTTAAGCATATTGCTTTGGCTTAGATAATCCTCTAATGTCTGTGGACCAATTACTGCTGGGGTCCTTGCATTCATTTTTTGTTTTGCAATTGCATCAAGAACTCTTCTTTGTTGCTCTTCAGGGAGTTGCTTAAAATCTCTGGCAGCCTGGGCAGCAAGACCTTTTCTTAGTGTTGATATCTGTGTTTGTGATTCTGGAATATTTTTAAACTTTTCAAAATCTCCAAGTGCAAGTTTTTTAACACCTTCTGATGCACGAGCATGAACTGGATGAAGTTCATCCCAGTGTACTTTTGCTCCAGCCTTAAGTCTTTCAAGCATGTTGTTGTAAACAACTTGCTCTTCTGTATTTAAATCCCCACCCCAAGACTTAATAAGTCTTTCTAGTTTTGGAATAGAACTATTGATCTCTCCCTTAATTGCATCATCATATTGTTTTGGTGTCATGCTTGCTGCAACACCTGATGTTTCTTGTGCAAAGAACTTCTTTGCGCCTCCCTTTACACCAAGCAAGTTAACAACTGCTTGCTCCTCCATGCTTGGCATTGCTTTTGAGAAATCTCTAAAACCAGATGCTCTATCAAATACTCCAGCCGTTCCAACATCTGCTAACACATTTCCAGACAAGTTTGGTTGCTGTAAATCTTTGTCTCCTCTTAATGTTGAAGCAACTAACTGCTTAACCATATCAGACTTGCTAAACTTGCCATCCATCGCTGCTATTCTTGGATCATACGGTGATTCAATTACTATAAACTTTCTTTGACCTGATGGATCTGTTGGGTCAATCATTGTTCTAATACTTTGTTTTGGTGCAACTAGGCCATGAACCTGTCTTGCAATTTCAGTAGCACGAACTTCTGCTAATGCAGTCTTTTCATCTATTGTTGGTTTTACTACAACAATCTTTCCGTTAGGCTTTCTATATATACCGCCAACTCCTTGAACAGGGAAACTTCTTCCAGAAAATGGCTGAAGTAGTGTCCCAAAGTTTGATGGAGGCAAAGTTCCAAATCTTCCGACACTTACTTGATCACTAATTTTTTCTACTATCTGCCTTGACTGAGATGTTTTATCGCTTGACTTTGGCATTCCAACAAATACTGGACCAGTTGGAACTTCTGGATGAGGCTCGTTATATCCTTGTCTTGCATCATCTCTTCTTCTATACTTTGCTTGCTGTGCTTTTCTAACTGCTGCTGGACCATCAGATAGTGGTATTCCTCTACCTGGTCCACCAGGAAGTCTTCCAGCCATAAATCCTGGAACCTTGTCCTGGAACATGGCACTAATAAGTCCTCTATATTTGTTTGTTGTGTCTGTAGGAATAACTGCTTCTCCTGGAGAAAGCATTGCTGGAACAACATCTCCTGCACCCTTCGGACCTGGAACACTCAGGATTCCCTCTGCATACTTTTTAACTGGTGGCAACTTGCTTACTGCACGTCGTGCACCTGGTACTCCACCTGCGAACAATGATGGATTCTGTGCAGCCATAGTTCTCATTTGTGTGCTAAGAGCATGATAGGATGCAGCAAGATTATTTACAGAAACCTTTTCAACATTAAATACTTCGATCAATCTTGTATGTGTTTGGTGTAACTGTTGAGATGCTGCAGCGGACTCTATCTGCTCTTGAGTCATGTAGTTAAATCCTGCACCCATTACAGATGTCTGTCCATTTAACTTTGCTATTCCTCCACGCAACATTGCAAAGAACTTAATAACATTTGCTACGCCGTTTGCAAGTAAACCAAATGTCATAAGAAGTACTGGTCCAAGACCTGCAACTACTCCAACTATGACAGCAACTACCTTTTTAGTTTGATCGCTTAATCCATTAAATTTTTCAAATATGTTACCAAAAAACTTAACAACTGGAGTTAGTGCTTCAAGAAACGCTTTACCTAATGGCATGATCTCTTGCTTAAACTGCTCTATTGCTGCTTGAAACTTAACTCCTACTGAATCTTCAATCTTCTTCATTTCTCGCTCAGACAAGACTGCTAATTCTTCTATAGTAGATCCTGCTAGGTCAAGTGCTCTGGATGCCTGAGTTCCGTCTTTTGCAACATTTTGGAACAAGGTAGAAAGACGAGCAAACTGGAACTTTCCAAACATTTGCTCAATTGCTCTTGCACGATTAAGTGGATCAAGTGTGTCTAGTGCTTGAGAAAAACCAATAACAGTTGCTTTAATATCTCCCTGGTTTGCTTCTACAATTCCTTTAACATTGATGCCAAGATCTGCAAGGAATCCTGCTGCTTTCTTGGATGGGTTAATTAGGGATGCTAGACCAGACTTTAGTGCGTTAGCACCTTCAGATGCGTTGATTCCACCCTCTTTCATTGCAGTCATAAAGAATGCAAGGTCTTCAACGTTTCCGCCAAGTTGTTTAATTACTGGTGCTGCTTTTGGAATAGCGATTGTTAAATCTTCAATTGAAAGAACGGTTTGGTTTTCTACTGCGTTAAGGAAGTCAATCTTTTTTGCAAGTTCTTCGCTAGACAAACCAAAAGCATTTTGCAAAGACATAGTTGTTTCAAGTGCTTGCTGTTGCTCTACTTGTCCAAGTACTGCTAGTTTGGTTGCAGTTTCAACCTGAGTATTTAATGCTGCTCCTGCAAAACCTGCTGCTGCTGCTGTTCCAGCCATCTCCATTGTTTTAGTAACAGAGACTCCGTACTTGGTATATTCAGTTGCTAACTTTCTAATGTTTTCGACTGCAGCATTTACTTCTGCATCATTTGTAACTGCTGTTCCATAAACACGCTTAAACTTAACAATCTCTGCTTCAAGTTCTCTAAATGCTTTTGCAGCAGAGGCACCAAATAAAGCAAGTGGCATTGTAAGACCAACCATCAACTGGCGACCTGCCCACTGAGTATTCTTACCGAAGTTTAGGAGTTGTGTTGACCCCTGCTTTAATAATTGATTTAAGAATTGCTGTCTTTGTGCAGCATACTGAATTCTTGCTCCAAGTTCAGTAAATCTTCCACTAGCCATCTGAAGATTTTTTGGCATAATGCGAATAGCATCCATAAAGCCAGCATTGGCTTTATTCATCTGGATGTATTGTGCTTGTAAAGCCTTTACTCTATCTCGTCTTGCACGGTTGATAATTTCTCGCTCTTGTGCAAAAGCCCTACCCAGAACACGAGTGTTGGCAGTTGCTGCTGCCATTGTGTATCTGTAGTACTCACGAAGTGAAAGTTTATTTTTTTCTAAAGCAGATGTAAATGCTAATGTACTTCCTGCAACTTTAACTTGGCTTGCAGAAAACTTTCCTGTTGCTCCAAGAGACTGAAGCAGTTGTGCATTTAAACCTTTTTGAGCATTTGCAGCAGCCAGGTTGCCCTCAGCAAGTGATTGATGAAACTTACTGAGGCCTGCCTGAAGTTGTCGAAGTTGTGCAAGGGCGGCAGCCGTATTAAAATTAATATTTATATTAGAGTTTACATCTGCCAATTCTCATGCACCCCCTTATTTATTTGTTTAGCGAATTAAGCAATGCTCCTGCATCGGAGTTTTGAAGTCCTGATGCTACATCGATAATTTGATAAACAGTTGGAAGGTCTAGAAGATCCTCTAGCGCTTCTCTGTCTTCTGCCAATTCTGGCTTGAATTGCTTTAGTGCGATTTGTGCACAATCAATAAGAATATCCATTGACTTATCATTATCATCTGATGACTCTGCTAATAGAGAAAACTTAGCCATGAATGGTCTAAGCAATGATAACTTAAGTGGTCTTGCTACAATCTCTGTACCGTCGATTAGTGTGATACTTTTGCTGTTTAAAGGCTTGTCAGCCATAGTTTTCCTCCTTGTAGGTTAACAATTAATTATACCACGCTGGAGGGTGCAGATTCGTCTAATTTTTCGTAGGTTAATCCCATGCCAATACCGAAACCAGCCTTTTGTGCATTATATCCCTGAAGTGCAACAATATCTTTAGAGTCAGATGCTTGTCCGCCACTAAATACTCTAGCCTTCATTTCTTCCCAGGCATTTTGCTTTCCACTGGCTTCATCTAAGTTAACACCTTGCATAGCAGCAAGAAACTTCTTTTGAGAATAATCAAGATCTCTCTTAGTCTTAAGTGTTGCCATTATCTCTGGCATTGACATAGATGATTCTAATTCATCGTAGTCTTTCCAAATTCCCAGCAAAAATACTTCTGCTTCTATCTCTGCTAAATCTAAGTCATCCCAAGTAGATCCACTTTCAGTTGCCTGCTCTTTTACTGGCTCTTCTGATTTTTCGTTTATTTTTATTCCTGCCGAATAATCTAATAGTTTATAGATTGTTGGCATATCAATATTATCCTCAAGTTGCTCTTGAGTCTTTATGCTTGGATAATATTGTCTCATTGTTATTGTTGCACATCTACATAAAGAGTCAATTGCTTCTGTATCGTTTCTGGCTTCTTTAACACTTTCAAATTCTTGTAAAAATAACTTTAAGTATTTTATCTTTAATGGTGTTATATACAACTCTGTTCCATCAAAGAGTTCAATGGTTGAGGTTTTGTATATTTCTGTAGGCATTATATAAGTATACCAAACAGAAAGGCCCAACCCCGAAGGATTGAGCCTCTCGTATATTAAGTTGTATTATGCTGCTGGGATAGTGCGGTCTACGATCTTACCGTATGACGCATCATCATTTGGAAGAAGACGGAATGATACTTCGAACATTGTCGCTTCGTCTCTCTTTGCAGATACTGTTACGCTCTCGATTGAGAGTGCACGGTATGCTACGTAAACTCTTTCGAGTTCGTCTCCAATTGCACAATCTCCAGTTCCTGGACCAACTGCAACCAAACCACGTTCGACTGGGCATTCGCCGATGTCTCCTGCTGAAAGGTTAAGTGTTGGGTTTCCTGATACTGTGTTTAGATCTCCATCCTTGCCTGCTAGTGCAAACAATAGGTTCTCTAGGGTTGATTCTGCGAATGTAGTATTTAGGTTTACCTGCATGCCTTGCTTGAACAACTTAGCAACGTCAAGTACCTGGTCTACTGCTACTTCACCGAAATCTGGCTGGAATTGAATTTCCAAACCATTCATTGTGTAACCAACATTGCGGAAGTCTGCATCGTTTGAGAGAGTCTCTCTGTATGATGTTCCTGCTACATATGCTGGAAGTCCTGCGTCTGTGAGTACGCCGTCTTCATGTGTGAAGAGGGCTGCTGCTCCAACAATAATATTGTTGCTGCTACCACGTGTATATGCCATATTTTTCACCTCTTTTTTTTCTTTTGGATTAAAAGGGCTTGTTTCCTCGTATTAAGTATAACATGCCTTTTTTATGGGTTTACGATTGAGTTTTCTTGGTGGTACTCGAAGTCTATAATTATCTTGTTTCCGCCATATGTTCTGGCTGTTCCGAAATCTATTATATCTCTGACTTCTTCTAATTGATATACCCTAAACTTATGAAAAAAGAATTTACAATCCATTCCATCTATTGATCCCTTTGCCTTGGCCCATTTGTTAATCTCTTCTGCGGTTTCATCTTCACGATCCATTAAGCGTAGAACTGACTCTTGAATTTGAACCATAGTTTCTGTAACATTTGCTTCTGTAGCATAAAAATAATACAGCAACTGCTCCTGTTTGATATGTGGGAATGGAGACCTACGCATTCTAACAAGTCTGTCCCAGGTGCACATAACTCCTCCATTGTAGTTAGGGAATGATGAAGTTAGTGCGTCAAGTGCTGTTGGAGATGATGGGAAAAATGGTGGCATGTCAGTTCCAGTCAAAGCACTGATTTTTTCTCTTAGATATGTATTAATCCAAAGCACTGGAGTGTTAAGTGTTGAGCCTGATTCTGCCATTATGCAATCCTCCCTGCATTAGCCACCCATTGGTATCCAGTCTTTAATCCTAAAGACCTACCGCCTCTTTTTGCTGCTGATAGATTTTTCTTATAAACCTTTGGATACTTAAAGTACTGAAGAAGCCCACTTGCATTCAAGAATGACTGTCTAAAGTATACACCAAAAAAGTTATTGAGAACATTTTCAAACTGTCCTTGTGTTTGTCCACCAGGGTTGTCGACAACGACTTCTCTTGAGGTATAAACCTCTTCACCATTAATCTCAAAACGTAGAGCGTTTGCTCTTACAGGCTTAATAGTAACCGCAACACCTTCTTCCATAATCTTTGCTTTATTATAGAAAGGAACATTTGAGCCATTTTTAATTGAGGCTGACTGCTTTAAAGACGATGTAAAGGTTATACCAATCTTGCTAATCTTGTAATCTAAATCAAACAGTCTTGCCTCTGGGCTTCCAACCTTTTCCCACTCATAGATGTGATGAAGTAGTTCTGGAGACATCCTTGCATTTACGTCAATGAACTGTGATGCCAGTTCTGTTATCTTTGGTGCTAATGCCATATAGAATTCAGACTTACCATTCTGTATACCCTCGACAAATCCAGTCGAGTATTTCATTATGTTATTAATTTCTTTTTCAAATTGCCTATTATCAAATACCACCTTTAACATCAGACATCTACCGCCTGATTTTCAGACCTGCGAATTACCAAGTTGTAGTATTCGATTCCACCAAAAGGTCCTACAAACGGCTCTTGTGTGGCAATCTCAAATATAGTTGACTTACCTGATCTTGGACCAGATGTTTCCATATAAATTTCATTGCAGTTCTTGTCACGAATGTTAGTTAAAATAATGTTTGTTATAGAATGAGGGGCATCTAAACTTGAGATTCTTAGGTCTGTCTTTGCTCTTCCAATCAAACTTGATCTTTGGGTAATGTTCACATTGGGTCTTACTTCTTCGTTTCCTGCAGAACCTACTGCATTAAAATTAGCAGCAATAGTCTTATCTAAAATCCAAGTCTTTTTGATATTACCATAAGTTCCTTGCTCAACGATTGGATAATAAATATCGGCTTGCAATGGAAATATAAAATCTGGCTCTTCGCATATCATTAAATTATCCCTGGCTTGACAATGGTCTTAACATATTTGTCAAGTATCTTATCAACTAAGAAGTTACCAGTACCGCCAAGCATCGCCTTATCAAACTGAATTCTAAACTGATCTGTGTTATAGGATGTGACATATCTCTTGTAGTAATCTAACTTGCCACACTTAAGATCTTCAATTAATAACTTTGCTGCATATTCAACATCGTCAGGGACTGTAAGGTAACCGTGGTCTACAACAAATGTATAGTCATATCCTGAAGGAAATGATATTCCTTCGTATCCATAATATCCAAGATCTCCACTTGCAACAGGAAGTTTTTGCGCTGTTGATTCGTACCTATTTAATTCTAAGACATCTTCCCGAACTCTTTGTATTGCAGTCTTATCTGATGTTATTACATATTGAAACTCGTTTAGATCTGGAGTAGATCTATCATAAACTAAAACGTTATTCTCGTAAACCTTAAATACTCTGTAAACCTTTTCCCATAAAGAGAAATAATCTGAGCCATTACCAGTTCCAACTATTGTTATTTTTTTGTTATAAAACCCTTCTGGGACAAATGTATCTATCATTGATCTTGCAACTAATTCTAAAATTTTATATTCAGCAATCTCTGATGCTGTTGTTCCTAATGTGTTTGGGTCTACGTATGGCCTGATTAGTTCATAGTATTCTTCGTGAATTAATTCTTCACCCTCGCCAATTGTAAAAATCTCAACTCTGTAATTATTGTCGTATCTTCCAGGAAGAGAAATATTTATATTATCTCCTGTTGAAAATTCTAAAAACTCTAAAACTTGTACTGAAAGGTCCGCCATATCTGTTACTCTTGCATAGATATCTGTATCGCTGTATCCTGAAGGAACAACAAAGTTTACTATGATGTCATCATATGGCGGAACTCTCAATATCTCCATATTTTACTTACCGAATTCCTTGGCAACTTCTTCTGGGGTGGCTGTGCGGATATGTGAACGAGTAAGCCACTTTTCAGCAGCGTCCTTTTCAACAATGTTATAGCCACGGTAAACCTTGCCTACCTCTGACCATGTTACATTCTTTGTTGAATAAATGGCAACAGTCTCTTTCTTTTCTGCAACCTTTTCCTTCTTCTTTCTTTCAGGTGCCTTTGGTGCTGTTGTTGCTCCAATGACTCCTTCCGCTACTGATCCAAGTGCCTGAACTTCTTCAGGTGCCTGATATGCAGGTGCTTCGACAACTGCCTGAACTTCTTCTACAACTGTAGTTTCTACAACATGCTCGACAACTGGTGCCTCTACAACAGGCTCTTCTGCAACTGGTGCTTCAAAAACTGGTGCTTCATGTACTGTTTCTTCTACAATTGGATTTTCATTAGTGTTTTCCATAATTCCTCCTTGTTAGTATTATATCATTATAAGTAATAAGGGGAGCAGGAGCGTTAACTCCTACTCCCCCTAAATTTTACTGTTTACAGATTATGCATCTGCAGCAGCATCAGCGAATGCGATTGCATCCTGCTCTTCCCACTGAATACCGAAGCGAACGAATACTGTATATTCTACAGTGTCCTTCTTTGGCTTGTATTCACGGTTAACAGTGATGTCACGCTGGAATCCCCATACACGGTTCTGTGGGAATGTCAAGTCGACATATCCTGCAGGGTAGTAAGGAACTTCCTGTACGTCAATTCCGAGAACACGTGTTGTACGTGCTCCACCGAATGTCTGTGCTCCACCGTCAAGGTATGCCTGACGATTAGTTGGAGTACCGCCAGCCTGAGAAGCGAATGCCTCAGCGACTGCGTCTGCTAGGGTACCGTTATTCTTAACGATTCCCTGGAATGCATCTGTACCAGCATAGAACTTCAAGTTAGACTTGATAGCACGATACTTACGTGGCATTGCAAGAATGATGTTCTGCATTACATCTGTTGTCCAAGCGTTATTAGCGACTGTTACAACTGACTCATGAGCATCTCCGTCAGTCTTTACACGGTTTACGAAACCGTTCATGATTGACAAGAAGTTTCCTGTTGCGCCATCTCCGTTGATTGCAAGGTCTTCGATATCATTACCGAAAGCGTTTGTCATCAAGCGTACAATGTGATCTTCTAGTGCTGCACCTTCGATGTTATCTTCTAGTGCTTCTGCAGATACTTCCCAGTCAAGACGAATCTTCTTTGTAGTCAATTCAACCTTTGAGAATGTTGCACCTGCGTTT